CCTCCAGTGTGGCTCTGATTGGGCCGACAGGGCCGTAATCGGTAGGCTGAGACGGTTACACCCCCGTAGAAGTGGGCTATTTCCCGCCGATTGACGAGAGGCTCATAGCCGCATTAGCTGCTGAGTTTCCTGACCAGGCGCCTGATCTGTCTTGGCCAGATCGGGAGGTGATGTTCAAGGCTGGCCAGGTTTCGGTCATTCGTTGGTTGGCAGCCAAGTACGAAGACCAGCAAGAGAACGGTCTTGCGATTGATCTGGAGGGCTTCTGATGGGAACGATGAAGGCGGTCATCACTGACCCGCTGAAAGCCACGCCCAAGTACAAGGCTGCACGTCAGGTCGTCAGCAAGGTCAAGGACAACAAGAAGCAGATCATTGCCAACCAAGGCAGACCTGCTTACAAGGCAAAGCTGAGGACAGCGCGGCAGAACGCGCAGAGCATCAAGAACAAGTACAAGGATCGTCGAGCCAACGTCGTTGAGTTCGACACCGACTACATGTGGGACAAGGTCAAAGAGATCCTTGGTGGTCTCGATGACCTGTTTGATCCGCTGCATGCGTCTAATGCTGGGCTGAATGACACGCTGACTGCCACGAATCAGATGGCAGAGATGGCTGCCAACAACCAGCAGCTGTTGCAGCAAGACGCCATGCGGATGTCTTTGCTGTTGGGTGCGCCGTTGCCAGAGAAGGCGGCGCAGTCCGTGGTGATTGGTGATAACAGGTTCGAGTACAGACCGGAGGATCGCGGTAGGCGATCACTTCGCATTGAGCAACTACCCCCCTCACTCGCTATTTAAGTCATGGCTGGAGCAAAGAAGAAGGTCAACCAAACGGCCAACAAGGCTGCATCAGACGGCAAGATCACACAGAAGGAAGCCGAAAAGGTCCAGCAGCAGGCATTGAGCAGTGGTGCTAACAACGCTGCTGTCGCCATTGCTCGTGCCGCAGCGAATAACCAGGCACGCATTGCTGAGTCTGTTCAGCAGTCACTGGGCATTGAGCAGAACAAGAACCTGACCCGTGCCTCCACGACTCAGGCACCGTCTGGCATGGATGCCTATGTGAGCGGGTTTCAGCAGCAGCAAGGGCGAACCGTGAATGGCGGGTCCTACAACACACAGGTTCCCGTCTATACGTTCACAAGCAGGAACGGTTCAACGGCCAAGACCACAGCGCCTGCAGCTACCACGCCCGCAGCCGAAACCCAACCGGCTGAGCAGAAGCCGATGAACAATCAGACCGAACAGTGGTCTGATTCCGTAGATAACGGCTTGTCTGAACTTGAGGCCATCCTCAAGACGCAGATGGAAGCCAATGCTGCGCAGACGGAGCTGTACATGGGAATGATGCAGGACATGATGAGCCAGATGACTGCAGCGCAGACGCAGACAGCTCCACAAGGCGCCTATGCGGTCAACACCTACCAGACCCCTGCGACAGGTGCTCAGACCACGCAGGAGATCACCAAGCGTAAGCCTGTAGCCAATGACAGCCTCAGCATCGGCAGTGACATCACGTCAGCTGCTGGTGTTGGTCTCAACCTGGCGATCTGATCATGGCAACTGCTGCACAGCGTTATGAGGCACTGCGGAGTGACCGTGATTACTACCTGGATCGCGGGCGGGAAGCAGCACGTCTGACCCTGCCGTATCTGGTGCCGTCATCCAATGACGGTGAAGTGATCAAAGAAAGCCACACCCTTCCGTGGAATGGCATTGGTGCCAGGGGTGTGTTGAACCTGGCCAGCCGGATGATGCTGGCCCTGTTGCCACCAACGCAGACGTTCTTCCGGTTTGCGTTGAACGAACTGGAGATGGTTCGGCAGGGCATCCCCAAGGAAGCCAAGACCGAATACGAACAGGCGCTGGCGCGGATGGAGCAGGAAGTGCTCCGCTCCATCGAGGCAACCAATGACCGCACCGCCTTCCATGAGGCGCTGCTGTGGTTGATCGTCACCGGCAATGCCCTGCTGTATGTCGGACAGGAAGGCCTGAAGGTGTACCACCTGAATCGGTATGTCTGCCAGCGGGACCCAATGGGCAGCCCGATAGAAGCCATCACCTGTGAGGTGTTGAACTACAGCACCCTGCCGCAGAAGGTGAAGGATCTACTGGAGGAGGATGACCTGGTGGGTCGCCTGCCGATGGAAGACGATGACCCGCTCAAGGAATACGACAAGACAGTTCGCATCTACACCCATGTGAAGTGGGAGAAGAAGCGTTGCAAGTGGCACCAGGAGGTCAAGGGACGGGTCATCCCTGGCAGTGAAGGCACTGCACCGTTGACCAGCAACCCATGGATGCCATTGCGCATGTCACGGGTGGATGGGCAACCGTATGGCGTGTCCTACGTCGAATCCGCTGCATTGGCTGACCTGCAGACCGCTGATGCACTCAGTCAGGCCGTAGCAGAAGGTTCCCTGGCTTGTGCGTCAGTGCGTTTCCTGGTCAAACCCAGTGGTGTCACCAAGGCCAAGACCTTGGCTGAAGCGGCCAACGGGGCATTTGTTCCTGGTGACGTGAATGACGTGGCACCACTTCAGGTGCTGAAAGCTCAGGACATGGGTGTAGCCATGCAGGGTCTGGCCCGCATTGAAGCTAGGTTGAGCCAAGCGTTCATGCTGGCCGATGTCCGGGACAGCGAAAGGACCACAGCAGAGGAGGTTCGCCTCCAGGCCATCCAGATTGAGAACAGCCTTGGAGCCATCTATTCCATCCTCAGCCAGGAGTTCCAGCAGCCTTATGTCTCCCGAAAGCTGGATCTGCTCGTCCGATCTGGAAGAGTACCCGCCCTACCACCGGAACTCGTCCGTCCAGTGGTCTCAGTTGGTCTCGCGGCTGTGGGCCGTAATAACGACCTGGAGAAAGTCGTCCAGTTCGTCCAGACCATCGGCGGAACTATGCCAGACGCTATACCGCAGTACATCCAACCGGGTGAACTGATCCGGCGATTGGCAAGCAGTTTGGGTATTGATACGCTGAACTTGGTGAAGACCGACGAGCAAATTGCCCAAGAACAGCAACAAGCTCAAGAGATGGCTCTGATGCAACAGGCCATGCAATCACCGATGAATGACCCATCCAAGATCGCCCAGGCTGCGCAAGTAGCTCAGGGCGGAATGGAATCTGCCAACCCTGAAGAGGCTCCTGTATGAACCTTGACACCAGTCTGAATACTGCCGAAGCCGTCCAGGAAGGGATGGTTGCACCTGGCCAGGAAAACCTCCTGGCTGAGTTTGTCCAAGAGCAGGAAGCTGCTCAACGCCAGGATGAAACCGAGAAGCTGCTCGGTAAGTTCAACAGCGCGGAAGACCTGGCTCGGGCCTACCAGGAGCTAGAGAAAAAACTGGGTCAGCGTTCTAAGCCGACCCAGCAGGAGCCCTTGGTTCCTTCCGATGAAAGCGAAGGCGACCCTGAAGGGGAAGAGCCAGAAGGTGAGCCGTCGTATTACGAGATGACGGCGGAAGAGGTTGCCTCCATCAAGGACATGGTGGGTGGTGAGGAGTCGTTCAAGCAGATCAGCCAATGGGCCAGGGACAACCTGCAACCTGATCTGCTGAAGGAGTACAACGACGCTGTCTCCCAAGGCAATGTGGAGGCCATCCGCTGGGCATTGCGTGCCATTGCGGTGCAGGCCGCTGGTCCTGGCCAGGAACCATTGGTGGAACCTGAACTGGTGGGTGGCGGCAAGGCTGACAGCGCATTGCGGTTTGAATCGCAGGCCCAGGTGCTGGATGCCATGAACAAACGCAATGATCGTGGTCAGCGTCTGTATGACGTTGATGAGGCCTATCGGGGCAAAGTGCAGGCTGCGCTGATGCGCTCTGACGTGTTCTGACCTTTACAGGGCCGTATTATTCCGTCAGACACCACCTGTACGGCAGGCCCTTTTAGGAGGACAACCTGCGACTGAGAAGGGAAGGCGGTCTAACCAACCAATCCCTTTGCTTCAACAACAATGGCTACTCCTCCTGATGTAGCGCTGAACCGCTTAGGCCAGATCAAGGGCGATGCCGCGACCTGGGGCCCTGGTGCCGCCGGTCTCGACAAAGACCGCGCCCTGATGCTCAAACTTGGAGCGGCTGAGGTCCTTGATGCGTTCATGACTGCTTGTCTGTTCAAGGGCAAGACTCGTGAGCGCAACATCCGTGGTGGAAAGAGCGTTGCTTTCCCCATCACGGGCAAAATGGCAGCTCGCTACCACAAGCCTGGTACTCCCATTCTGGGTGAAGGCAATGATCCTTCTGACCTGAATGAGCGGGTTATCAGCCTCGATGCACTGATGATTGCCGATGCGGCGATCTATCAGCTGGACGAGCTGATGACCTACTTCGACATCCGCCAGGTGTACACCACCGAGCTGGGTCGTGCTCTGGCCTATGAGTACGACAAGCGTGTGGCCCGGATGATCTTCGCGGCTGCAAGCAACACCACCGAGCCCCTGGCCAAGGACGGCACTGCCAAGCCCAAAGGCCCCGCTGACAACCGTGGCCGCGTGGGTAAGACCATCACCCTGGGCACCGGCTATACCGGCGCTGGCGCAACCCGTCAGGCCAAGGGTGATGCCCTGGTGGAAGCCATCTTTGATGCGCGTATTGCGTTTGAGAAGAAGGATGTATCCATCGACGACATGTATGCAGTCTTCACCCCTGAGGACTACTACGCCATCACGATGAGTTCCAGGGCCATCAACGCCGACTTTGCGGGCGGTGCATCTAACGGCACCATTGCCGAAGGTCGGACACTGCGAGTTGCTGGTATCCCCATCTACTCCAGCAACCATGTGCAGCAGCCTGCTTACACATTGGTTGCGGGTGATTACAACGCTGACTACGCCCAGGATCTGAGCAAGTGCCACGGTCTGATCTTCAACCGTGAGGCTGTCGGTGTGCTGACTCTGCTGAGCCCCTCTCTGCAGATGACCGGCCCTGAGTTCCGGGTGCAGTATCAGTCGGATCTGCTGGTTGCTCGCCAAGCACTTGGCATGGGCATCCTCCGTGCCGAATCTGCCTGCGCCATCGTCACCGCCTGATCCAGACTGGTTCTGGAATGTTCGGGGTCAGCCACGGCTGGCCCCTTTTTTTGTGGGCTCTACCATTGCGATACAGGGTCGTAGTGGTTTATGGGCTTGCAGAACCAGGGCGTGACGCCCACCAGGACGACGCTCCTGGAGGCCGTGAACGTCTGCCTAGAGAGTATCGGCGAGATGCCTGTCTCCTCGCTGGACAACGAGCAGGTAGCGGAGGCCCGGCTTGCTGAGCGGATGATCCTTGAGGTTCACAAGGAGACGCAGACCAGGGGCTGGGAGTTCAACACCGAATACCAGTACCCGTTCAAGAAGGACAAGATCACCAAGGAAGTGGTGGTGCCAGCCAATGTGGTGCGTTGGACGCCTTGCCACGGGATGGTGGGCCGTGACCTGCAGCTCCGTGGTCAGCGGGTGTATGACCGCGTGGAGCGGACCTACAAGTTCCCGGACACGGTGGAGGAGATCCACGCTGATGTGGTCTGGTTACTGCCGTTCGATGACACGCCTGAACCGTTCAACCGATACGTCTTGATGCGTGCTGGGCGAATGTTCTCAGCCCGGACGCTTGGCGATAGCAATACGGTCCAGTTCAACGCCATGGATGAGCAGGTGGCTTTGAACGACCTGATGTTGATGGAAGCAGAGAACGAGCAATACAACATCCTGACCAGTGGTCCTGGTCTGCGTCCATTCCCGACCTATACGCCTGGGCTTGGTCTGGCCCGGCGTTATGCCGGAGGAGGACTACGTCTTGGCTAAACCACTGGCCTTCACGGTTCCGAACCTGATTCAGGGTGTGAGTCAACAGGCGGATGCACAGCGTGATCCAAGCCAGGGTGAGATCCAGGTCAATGGTTTCTCGTCTGTCGTGTCTGGTTTGCGTAAGCGTGAACCGACCGTGTCTTTGGCAAAGGTCAGCGATACGGACTTTGGCGACATCTTTGTCCATTCGATCCTGAGGGATCAGGCAGAGAAGTACCTAGCGATCATCAGCAAGGATCGCGTTCGGGTGTTTGGCCTGGATGGCAGTGAGAAGACAGTCAATGCCCCGGATGGGTATGGCTATCTGAGCACGGTGACGGACGCCAAGTCGCAGATCCGTGCGGTGAGCATTGCCGACTACACCTTTATCAGTAATACCAAGGCCATCCCGGCGATGGACCCAGCGGTGACGCCGATCACCGCCAGGCCTGCAGCGCATGAGGCATTGGTGTGGGTGCGAGCTGCCAACTACGGGCAGAAGTACAAGGTCACGCTGAACGGCACCACGGTTGAAGTGACGACTGCCGCTGCTGCGGTGATCGTGTCTGGCACCTCGGTGACGGAGAACAAGATCAGCTCTGCTGAGATTGCAGAGCAGATCATGACTGGCTTGGCCAGCGTTACTGGGGTGACGATTGAGCGCTATGGCTCAGTGCTGTGGTTCCGCAGTGCGTCACCGATCACGATTGCAGCCAATGATGCCCGCGCCAATGCAGACATCACGGCCATCACCAGTTCGGTGCAGGCTTTCACGGAACTGCCAACGATTGGCCCAGTTGGCTACCAGGTAGAGATTTCAGGCGACCCTGGCAACCAGTGGGATAACTACTTCGTTGAGTTCAAGCCCAGGGCAGGTCAAGGCACCTTTGGTGAGGGTGCCTGGATTGAATGTGCAGGCAGTGGGTCTGAGTACAAGGTCCAGGCCAACACGATGCCGCATGTTTTGGTGCGTCTAGCGGATGGCACGTTCTATTTCGGGCCACTGGATGGACGGACGATTGGCACCACCAAGATCCGTTCATGGGGTCAGCGCACCGCTGGTGACTACAAGAGCGCAAAGGATCCGAGTTTTATCGGCAAGCCAATCAATGACATCTTCACCTACAGGAACCGGCTGGGTTTCCTGGCGGATGAAAGCATCATCCTGAGTCGTGCTGGCAGCTTCTTTGACTTCTTCCCGGAAACGGTCACGGTTGTTGGTGACGGTGACCCGATTGATGTGACGGCCAGCGGCAACCGTGTGTCGGTGCTGCGATTTGCAGTGCCTGCACAGGATGAGCTGATCGTCTTCTCGGACCAGACGCAATTCCGCTTCACCAGTTCAGCGGCCACGCTGACACCAGCTACAGCGTCAATTTCAATCCTGACGCAGTACGAGATTGACGTGCGGTGTCGTCCCATCCAGATGGGTGGTGCGATTGCATTTGTCCAGCAGAACGGTGAGTGGTCACAGCTGCGGGAGTTCAGGCTGCGTGGCAATGGCACCAGCGTGGTGGGTGACGCTGATTCGATCACGGTCAATGTGGCCAGCTATGTCCCGGCTGGGGTGTACAAGCTGACGGCAGATGACGCCACCAACAGCCTGTTTGCCATCAGTGATCGGACTGGATTCCGCGAACGGATCTACGTCTACAAGTATCTGTACCGACAAAGCGATGGAGGGCTGCAGAAGGCGCAGTCCAGCTGGTCGTACTGGGAGTTCCGTGGCCAGGTGAAGCAGGTCCTGGCGCTGCAGGAGACGTTGTACCTGTTGATGCAGTACGGCACTGCTGTGTACCTGGAGAAGCTGAACATTTCGGACCAGGCGCCGGATGTGATGGGACCGCCGTACACGTTGCTGTTGGATCGGTCCATTTCGACGGAGGCGACAACACCGGCACCATTGCGTGTGGCCAGGGGGGCGTACAGCGCAGCCACCAGGAAGACCACCTGGACGTTGCCGTTCAATCCGGTGAGGAAGATCCAGGCATGGTCTGCCTTGGCTGCATCAACCAACGGGATGGTGCTGTTGGGTGAGACCACAACAGGGAACACGATCACGGCTAGGGGTGACTGGTCTGCTGCGCCGGTCTATTTCGGTGAGGTGTATGAGTTCCGGTATCGCTTCAGCCGGTTCAAGTACATGCGCGACATTGGCGGTGGCCGTGTTTCAAGCAACGTGATGAGGACGCAGCTACGCAAGGCCAAGTTGCGGTATCACGAGACCGGATTCTTCCGTGCTGTGGTGAAGCTGGAGCATCGTGAGGATGCGGTCTATACCTTTGATGGCACGGTCATGGCGGTTCATGCGTCGCAGACCGGAGCGGTCCTGTCCGCGTTTGCTCCGAACGAGGACGAACCCAAGCGTGAGTATGAGGGGGTGTTCACGATTCCGATCTTGAGTGCAGGTGATCGGGCCATCGTTGAACTGCACAATGACACGGCAATGCCTTGTAAGTTTTCGACATGCGAATGGATTGGCCTTGTCACCGGGAGGGCCCAGATCAAATGACCGCCCTAGGAGGTAGCAACTGATGGCATGGCAATTACTGGCATCACTGGGGATGTCCGCCATTCAAGGCGGTCTGGGTGCTGCTGGATCTCAAGCTGCCTACCAGCAGCAGGTGCAGAACTACAAGGATGCACTGAAGTTCCAGAAGGTTTCGGATAAATACGCTCGCTGGTCGGCCAAGATCAATGCACGGGTAGCCAATACCTCTGCCAAGTACAAGCATTTTGCTGACCTGGTTCAGTACAACCAGGACAAGTCGTACATCAATCAGCTCAGGAACTATGAGCTGGTCAAGGCGATCAACCAGGCGAAGGTTGTACGGGAGACAAGAACGTCTGCAATGACGGATTACGTCTTGCAGTCCCAGGCCTTGAGTGAGGGCATCCGTGAGCAGGCGACTGCTGATGCGGTCTCGTACTACCAGTACATGCAGCAGGGTGTCAGAGCACGCAGTGCGGTGATGGCGAATGAGACGGAGGGTGCCAGTGCTGATCGGATTTATCAGGACTACGCCCGCCAGGTGGGTGACATGGCCACGATTCAGCAGATCAATAGCAAGTTCAGGGATCGTCAGTACACCCGTGAGCAAGCGGGACAGATTGCGCAGTATCTGAGTCGATACAACAGCCAGCAGTTCTACCAACAGCAGCCGTATCAGGATCCGATTAAGCCGTTTGCACCGATGCCAACACTGGTGATGCCACCGCCACCGTCCATGACGGGTGCAGGCCCCAGTGCTGCAGCGGCTGGCTTGAACACTGCCTCCGCAATCCTGGGTGGAATCCAGACCGGATTCAGCACCTATTCATTCCTCAACGGCCTAACAAAAGGTGGTGGCAATGGCTGACCGTTCTCTTGGCAATGCGCAGATTGTTCCGGCTGCCAGGCCGGTTAGTTCATTTATTACACCTGGTCAGATCCAAGCTGCTGCACCGGCGAAACCGTCAGGCATTGTCCTGGCAAACAATTCAGCTGGTCTGGTCGCAACCGCTGGTCGTCCGAACGTTCCTGGTTACAACCCAGGGCAACAGCTGGCGGAAGCACTGAGCAATTTCAGCACCAGCCTGACCAAGACGGTCCAGATGGGTGTTGAGCTGTATGCGACGGATCAGTACCAGCAGGGTCAGAACGAGGTGATGAAGGCGTCCATGCTGGCCGAACGCCAGATGGACCAAAGCTCTGTTGATTACGCGACAGCGAATCGGCAGTTAGCGCAGAAGGATCCCATCGCTGCAATGGCGATGGATCAGACGAATCCATTCCGTCATGCAGGTCGTCAGAACGCATTGAGCCAGTTGGCTGCGTCTGAGATCAACACCGCAATGACCACGTCATACCGGAGCAGGGCCGGTGACTTGGTGTTGAAGGATCCAACGGATCCATCCATCAACCAGGTGAAGGCTGATGCGATCAATAGCGTCGTGCAGCGGTATGGCTTAGACGAGACCAGTCCTGGTTTTGCCAAGCATTTCCTCCCGGCGATGAACCGTGCATGGGAGCGGGTGACTGCTCAGCATGTGCAGGACCGGAATGACTACCTGAAGGACACGGTCTGGCGTACGGCTGGTGCGCAGCTTGCGAATGGCATACGCCAAGCCAGGGCTGATGGCCGCGACCTGGGGCAGGCCCTGATCATGGGTGGCAGCTTCCTGGACCAGGAGGCAGTGCGTCTTGGCCTGCCGGGTGAAGCCACCAACATGAAGGTCAAGGCGATTCAGCTGGCGCAGCAACTTCTTGCTGATTCGCCAGAGCTGGCGGATAAGTTGGCGAACATCCCCGTCGGCCCACCGGACGAGCAGGGCTATCGACCAACAGCGGCCCAGCTCTATCCATTGGAGTTGATGGAGGCCGATGACAAGTACGGAGAGATGCGTCGTCGTGCTCAGGAACGTGAGCTGGCGCCAATCCGTGAGGCGTTATCGGATGAGATCGCCAACATTGGTCTGACGATGGAGGACGGCCCTGGGAAGCTGGAAGCCATCCAGGGAATCCTGAACAAGCCTGAGTACCAGCGCTTGCCATTTGCCGACAAGCTGGAAGCCATCGGCAAGGCCAACAAGCTGGGTGAGGAGGTACTGGGCCAGGGTTATGACCCAACGGCTGCAGGCAACTTCATCGGCAACCTGGACAAGGCGTTTGGTTTTGGCGGCAAGCGAGACATCAAGGCTGCTGAAGCTGCATTGCAAGAGGCATTGCAGCGGACTGCACCAGAGGACCGTGCTGCGCTGATTCAGAAGTTCACGGACTGGAAGAACAAACAGCAGAAGCAGCCATGGGAGTTGATCAACCCAGCGATCAACAATGCAATCAAGGCCAACCTGGAGCAGCGTTATCCCGAGCTGGGCACTGCTGCACTACGTGGCGCTAGCAACGTCGAGGGCATCCTGCAGTGGGGTGACGCCAAGTCGAAGGAGTCGTCTGCTGCACAGCTGAGCATTTACCGCTCGGCAGTGCTGGCTGCATTGGATGAGAAACGCACGAAGTTTGGTCGTGATCTGACGGACGCTGAAGCTCAGGCTGCAATCGACAAGGCGATCTACGACGTCAATACAAGGATCCAAAAGGACGAGGCATTTAAGAACCGGCTATTCCCTGCAGTTCCTGGCGCTACGCCTGACAAGCCACCACCGGCACCTGCTGGCACCAAGCCCAGCCCAGTGCAGGGTTTCAGGAATCCAGGCACGTTGGACACACTGCCCGACCGTGACACCAGGTTGCAGAACTGGCGTAGCCAGCCAGTGCTGGATTTCCAGGGCACGGCTGGTCTGACGGGTCAGATCTTGAACGGTGGGGATTTTCCTGCTGCGTTCCGTCGTGCTGCCAAGGATGCAGGCACCACACCTGAGCAGTTGTTGATTCAGCAGGTGGACTTTTACAAGAATGGTTTGCAGCTGAGTCCACAACAGCGGAATCAGATCCTGAAGCGTGGCAACCAGGCCCAGGCGTTGGATGACAACCGCCAGGCCCGTGGAACCTTTGGCGGGTCATTGGCCAGTGCTGCTGGCTGGATGTTTGACGCGGTGATGGGTGTCAGACCTGCCATGGCATCAGGCAACAGGGAGATTGACCTGATGCGGATGTATGGCGGTGGTGGGCAGTGGGATCGAGGCCCTGCTGTTGCCGCCAGCCATGGTGAGACCGGATCTGGCTACACCATCCCTGGTGCCAAGGATGCGTCTGGTCGTCCTGTGGTGTTGAGCCGTGGTGGTGCCAACTCTTTGGCTGCGATGGTTGCTGCCTCTGGCGGCCAGGTGAAGTACAGCGACATTGCATCTGCTCAGCGCAGCAAGGCCAAGAACGCTGCTGTGGGTGGCGTCTCCGGCTCCCAGCACCTGGGCGGCAATGCCTTGGACATCCACGGGTCGTCTATCGCCTGGATTCGTAAGCACGGCGCCAAATACGGCTGGTACGTCAATGACTACGACGGCACCCATGGCGGCCATGTGGAGTTTCGTGGTGGTGGCTCAGCACGTCCGTCGGCTACTGCCCGTTCTGGTGGAGGGATGACAGGTCTCGCCACTTACTACACGGGGTCTGGCGGCAGTGATGGTGTCGCCGGTGGCCCGACTGCCAATGGTGAGCGGTACAACCCGAACGCCATGACCGCTGCTGTGCAGTGGAGTCTGCGCGGCAAGTATCTCAACAAGTGGGTCACGGTTGAAGACATGGATACGGGCAAAACGGTGAAGGTTTGGGTCAACGATGTTGGCCAGATGGGTGGCAGTCGGTTGGACATCAACCGCCAAGACCCAAGGGTGATTGATCTATCTCCTGCAGCGTTCAAGAAACTGTTCGGCAGCACCAGCAGGGGTGTGGGCCGTATCCGCATCATCGGGAGCTGACTCATGCCGATCCAATTCATCAAAGACGCTTCCGGTCGCCTGGTCCCCCAGGGCGATGCCAAGGACACCACTGCGTATGTGTCTGAGCAGCCACCTGCTGCCAGCAAGCCCCAGAAGCCAAAGCAGAAGAGCTGGTGGGAGCAGACGCTGAACAACCTCCAGTACGAGGTGAAGCGCGTTCAGCAGAACCCGGTCAAGGCAGCACAGACGTATGCGACCAATGCGTCGGGCTTTGCCCAGGTCAACAACAGCGTTCGGCATGAGCTGAATCAGCTGCGGAACCCTGCAACCAGGGGCCAGCGTCTGGCCACCTACGGGGCCAATGCAGCGAACAGCATCGTCTCCCAGCACAACCCAGCGCTGACTGAGATCAACAAGCTGGCGACGCAGGGTGTGGCAACCAGTGGTGCCAACCTGCTGCGCAACGTAGGGGCTGGCAGTCCCTTGGTTGATCAGGCTGAGGACCGTGCGTATCAGTTCACGGGTAGTAAGCCTCCGAGTCAGATGACCCCGGAGGAGAAGGCAGCGAATGACATCAAGGCATCAGTGGTTGCCAATGCCTCGTTGCAGATGGCTGGTGGCGCCGCCTTGACGGCTGCAGCACCCAAGGCGATGGCATTGCTGGATCCAGCCAAGGCACCAAATCTGGTGCATGCCATTGGTCGTGCGGTCACAGCGGAAGGGTTGAGCGATGCAGTCGCCACCTTCTTTGAGGACAACACCGGCGGCAGTGCATTGGGTCTGGTGGATGCGTTGTTTGGCACCAAGACCGATCCAGTCAAGCCGGGGATGACAGCGCCTGAGGCAACGATGGCGGCATTGGGACCCAATGCAGCGTTCTCGATTGCAACTGCTGGTCTTGGTGCTGTGGTGCCACGACTGCTGCCAGGCAACACCCAAGCCAGGCGTGCGCAGCGGATCGTTGATGAGCGGTCTCGTCAGCGCAACACGCTTGAAAGCAATGGTGTGGTGCAGTCCAACCCGGAGACGGGGCAGGCTGCATTTACCCCTGAAGCATTGGAGCAGAAGGCTCCTCCGCAGACATGGAAGGAGGCAGAAGCTGCTGCCAAGGAGCGACTGGGCATTGCTGAACCCAAGCCGGACAGTGGTATCCCCAGTCAGGAGATGGCCCCAGGTGGTGCTGTCACAGAAGGGAAGCTGCCGACTGCTGACCCCAACCAAGACCCATGGGGTGTGCAGTACGACCCGGACCTACCGGAGGCTGATGTTGGCCTGGAGTTGATCGAACGGCTGGATGACGAGGAGCTGAAGGTTGCGTTGGAGTCGGATGACCCGGTTGGCACTGCAGCCGAGCTGCTCGATAGCCGTCCTGAGCTGAACCTTGATGAGATTGGCGGTGTTGACCCTGAGTTGGCCCGTGCTGATGGGGGCAACCTGGCCAACCCTGCAACGCCATGGCGCAGCCAGTGGCAGGCATTGCCGACTGAACAGCTGCAGGCCATGGCAGCCCGTAGTGCGGAGCTGGGTGAACGGCTGGTATCCCTGACGGGTAAGACCGCTGATGAAGCGGTCAAGACGGATCTGATTGATGCGTTGGATTCACTGGCTGCTGATGGATCGGTGTATCTCCCCAGCCGGATGAACCCGGATGTGACGTTGGTTCCTACGGCTGAAATCCAGGTTGATCCTGCGCGGTTCCAGTTCAAGCAAGGTGTTGATGCGCAAGGCCAGCAGAAGGGCAACAGCCTGTCTGGTGTTGAGAAGTGGAACACTGACCTGGAGCAGTCCATCCAGCTGTGGCTGGACCCTGCTGATGGCAAGCCTTATGTGGTCAATGGCCACAACCGTGTTGCCAAGGCCAAGGAGCTTGGTATTCCAAGCCTGAAGGCAGAGGAGATCCTGGCCGAAGACGCTGTCCAGGCCCGTGCTGCTGGTGCATTGGCCAACATCGCAAGCGGTGGTGGCACCCCATTTGATGCTGCCAAGTTCTTCCGTGATGCAGGCATCACTGACCCGGAAGCGATCAAGGCATTGGGTTTGCCGCTGCAGTCCGGCACTACGGCTAACGGCATTGCCCTGGCCCAGCTGCCGGACAACATCTTCCAGGACGCTGTTGATGGCCGTCTGAGCGTGAACAAGGCTGCGGCATTGGGTGCTGCTGGTCTGGATGAAGCAGCCATGCAGCAGGCGTACAAGCTGCTCCAGGGCCGTGACATGACGGATGGCACCTGGTCTGAACTGCTGCAGCAGGCCAAGTCAGCGCCGACTGTGGAGGGCTCTCAGGTTGACCTGTTCGGTAATACCGAGCAGGTGAGCTTGATGCTGCAGAAGGCTGAGTTGGCACG